CTGTTTGCATTGCATAATACATTCTTTTGTGAATGCTACTCATGATACGCGAACCGCGTTCTAATAAAGCAATTGTCGTTCCAACAGGGGCCCCTTGATTTGCATCACCTACTTGCATGTCCGCAATTTGTGCAAAGCGTTGACCTGCATCAACAACAAAACCAAGTAAACCAAATAATGTTTGTGATGGTTCTTTATAAGGTAATGGCATTAAGCCTTCTCGAATAGCACCAGACGGTGCATCAACATCTCTAAACTCACCTGGTTGTAATGGCTCATCATTATCGGCGATCCGTAGACCACGTGTCTTGAAACCCGCAGGAAGATTAGCTAATGTTCCAGCATCAATTAATTGACGTAATGCTTGTGTCGCGGTACGCGATAGGCCACCAATTAAATGTATTAAACCAAAACCATAAAATCCTAAACCTGGTAAAAATTTGTAATGTACAAAATATTGTTTCTTCTTAAATAGCGGATCATCTTCATCGTAGTTACGACGAATAGATAAAACCTTTCCTGAAGACTCTTCTAGAGTTACAATGTAGGGAAGTTTAATTCCTGTTTCCTCATCATCTCTTTTATCTTCATAACCAATTAGATCTAAGTTTACATGAAACTCTAAAATAGAAACTGTTTCTGATTCGCCCGTTGGTTGAAGACCATCTAAATTATTAATAGCATCTTTAATATTTCCTGTGCTGTACGTTGGTGTATCAGGTGATGATGGCGTAATATCAATGTCTCGGTAAAAACCTGCCACTTGTTTTTTACGTACATCATTTTCTGAAAGTTTAACAACATGTGTAACACGTTCACAGGAATCTAAATCACTTGCAGTGTAAGGGACAACAAGATCTTCGGCTGGAACAAATTTTGACACGGCTCTTCCAAGCTGCGCATCGTAATATACTTTTTTAAAGGTCGATCCACTGAGGGGTAAATAAAATAACATCTGATCAAGTTCAGGAGTGTACTCTTCCATTACTTGTGTAAGATTATAATTCATGAATTCTTTTACGCGTTGTGATTGTTGATATACTTCAACTGATTCTTTTCCCACGACACGCGTTCTAACAGGACCATCAGATGGCATCATTTCTTTAAATGCGGTTGAACTAAATTGTGTAACAGCTTCGGCTAATAAAGGATGTGTAACGGAACTCGCACCGCGAAACGGTCTTGTTCTTTCTTGAAACTTTACTCCAAGTAAATCTAATCCTTGTGTGTAAGTATGGGCCCACTCTTCGCGTGACGCCCGATCATTTTCATAATCACCCATAAGATCACTAGCAATAACTCCTAGATCACCGTCATCCATGTCCTCCGCTAAGTTACCATAAAAGTCTTGTTCTATTGGTTCATCATCAATAATAGTTTCTTCGGTAACTACTTCAATTTCTACTGGTTCTTCGTTTTGAATTGCATCTTCAATTGTTTCACCAACAATTGATTGTATTTTTTGATCAATATTATTATCAGCCATAATTTTTTATAACCTATTAATGTCTATAAAGCCACCAAAATGAAATGTAGGTATATCAATAGATCCACCTAATTTTTTCTTTGTTATTTTTTTGGTTGTGTCTGAGATGTTGGTTGATTCTCTTTGGAGGATTTTTGAGAAGAACTTCGTAAGTTGTTCTGCATAATTATAGATGTTTGGCCTGCCTCCACCTTCGGAAGTTGTTGAGGAGTCGTCACTAAAGTTGTTTTTAAAACCGCCACCTTGTTTATCCTTTTTCCAATTGTTAACTAGTTTCTCTAATTCTATTTCAGATATATACGTATTAGCATCTAAATTCAAATCATTTGTAATGTCATTAAGCTGATTTTGAGTAAATTCTTGAATATAAGGCAGTATATCTGCTTTTTTTAAAGGAGAATTCTTAATAGCATCTTTGTCTATAATTATACGAATTCCTGCATTTCCGTCTACTATTATAGGTTGATAACCACGAAATAAACCATTAGGATCCGCGTTTATAATTCTTTCAAATAAAGATTTCAATGTATCACTATCACGTAAATTTTCTGACCCATCTTCAACAATATCTAAAGAAAAATGATTAGGATTCTTTGTTAACTCTTTTGCAGTATTAACCCATACCTCTGTTTGATTAAGCATATAGGCAAGTTTAGCTGCCGCGTCTTTTGCGGTTTCTTTTGACATGTAGGCTTGTTGCACGGTTGATGGATTTTGATACAGTTCCCATCCACCTGTACCATGAACAGTTCCACTAAAATCAACTCCTGTAAGTTCTCTAACATATTCAATCGCTTTAGCTGTCACTTCTTCACTTACTTTAAATTTTTTATCGTCAGGTAAGGCATTATATTTTTCTCCATACACTACTGACCATGGACTTCCTTCACCAGGATCGACTTCCATAGAAAGACGACGCAAGTTTCTATTAAGTGCCATATCAATATCTCCACTAGTACCTAGTTCACCATACATTTTTGTTAAGTTCATCCATCCAATGGCTTGAACTTCTGCAGGGATCCAATCGTTCTTACCTTTCCAGTTTATATCATTTAAATATTTTGTAAGATCTTGACCAAATAAAGATCTGTTTTCATATTTAGTTCCTGTAATACCTCCTTGACCAAAATCAGTTTTAATGTTTTCAGGAACAATATAACCAAGTTCTCGAAGTTTATTTAAGTAAGTAGGATCTACCATTCCTGTATCTCTTGCTGTATGAACGTCGACCACGAACGGCGAACCGCCTGCCGTGTCATTATTCATAATGGAACGCGTTACTAAACCTTCACCCGCATCAATAAAATCAGCTATCTTTGGACCAATACCACTTTCAATATCTCTTCCGTAAATAATGCTTTTAATATTATTTGTTGGTGCAGGAAGACCTTTTCCTTTTACGTCATCAAACGCAACACCTCTTTTGTATTGCTCATAAATATATAAAACATTTGTTAAAGCATTTGTGGGAGACTCATTAATTTGTCCTGATAACCATGCTCTTGCTACTTTATCACGAAGATCTTTATCTCCTCCAGTAACAACATCAAAACTCTCATAAACTTTTTTATACCAATCCTTTTGATTAAAAATTTCTTCATCACTTAATGTAATTTTATTAGTCCAATCTTCAAAATTAATATTTCCTATGGCAATAGGAGGTAAATTAGATCCTTCAGGACCATTTAAAACTATACGCTCATTTTGTGGGCCACCTGGATATGTATCAGTCTTACCATCAATAATATTTTGTAATCGCATTTTATGTAACCGTGTAATGTTATCTGTTTTTTCAGGAGCAAAATTAACACCTTTCTTTTTTTTCTTTTGAATATCTATAACTTTATCTTCTAATTTGGTGACTGTTTGATCCACCGCTTTCTCCATTAAAATTTCTGCTAATCGTTTCCAATTAATATCTATCTTTGGTCCATCATCATTAGGATCAGGCATTTGATCAGGTAGATCAGGTAACACGTTTCCTTCTTGATCTATTGTTGTTTTCTTTTTATCATCATCTTTTTTTGTCTCCAAAATAATACCACTAAGATCTGTATTTTCTGTGACAGGTTTTGGTGTGTAAAAACTATCTCCATATGTTTTAAATTCTTTAATTCGTTGCGACTCTGTTTGAGGAAATATTGTTTCAATATCTACTAAATCATTCTCTCCATAATTTGAAAGATCTACATTTTGTCCTTTAAAATAATCAACAACAGCAGGAATAGATAATCCCATGCTTGATGCAAGCATCGCTAGAGGTATTGCAGCTTGAGCTACCATTTAATAATACTCGGGTTGTTGTTCGTAAACAGGTTTAATCGGGTCTTCATAATCATCCTTCAGCGCAATAAAATTACCTTGACGATAACGCATTAATGCTTGCGTCATACTATCAACTAAATCATCATGTTCACCATAAGGAAATGCGGCGCATTCTTCAATCATTTCTTCCGCGAATTTTTTTCCTTCAGGAGCCCATACTTGACCCGCTTCAAAAATAGGAGACACAGAATTTACTCTTGTTAACTTATCGTTACCACGTGACGGCGAATAACTTACCACAGGAATTCCTACTTGTCTAAGTTCTTGTATTAAGGGCATGCCACTTGCTTTAGCTTCGACAATAATTGTTTCTGGCTCCCAATACTCGTATTGTTCTAAAGCAATCTTTTTTAATTCAGGAAATTCCCAACGCTCTTTGATACAATCTAATAATATAATTTGATCCTGATTATATCCTGCTTTAAAAATTCCCCATGTACTAATAGCACTGAAATCGGCTTTTTCTTTTTTACTAAAGGCGGTGTCATAACTTTGAATAATATGAACTAGTTGAGGCATATCTTCTTTATCCCACATCTTCCACCACTCACGTTTAATAATCGCTCCTTCTTGAGACGTTGGTTGTTGTTGATATTGCGCCTCCCACGACATAACAGGTAAGTTTGATTTAATAGACTCTAGTTCTTGTTGTTTCCAATACTCGGGCCAAATAGGTTTACCACTTGGAAGTAAAGCAGGGAACTCTACTACCTCCCATTGGTCCGCTTTAGTTTCTGCTTGTTGTTTTATTAAACGGCCCGTCAAGTCGCGCTCCGACCAACGTGTCATTACGACAACTATAGCTCCACCTGGTTGCAAACGTTGCCTTGGTCCTGACATATACCACTCAAATGCATTATCAAAATTAGTTTCACTGATGCTTTGCTCTGAATGAGGGTCATCAATGATCAATAGATCTGCACCACGTCCAGTAATAGCACCACCGATACCAGCTCCAAAATATTCTCCTGCATGATTTGTTTCCCAACGTCCCGATGCTTTACTATCTGCACGTAATCGAACATCTTTAAATATTTTCTTGTATCCTTCGTCGTCCATAAGGTTACGCATTTTTCTACCAAACCTATATGAGAGCTCTGCTGTGTGAGTTGCTTGGATTATCTTTGTTTTTGGTTTCTTACCCATTAACCAAGCTGGAAATAAGTACGAAGCAAATTCTGATTTAGTGTGTCTTGGTGGCATATTAACAATTAATCGCTTTAACTTGCCAGATGCTATGTCTTCAAATTTTTTAGCCATTACATTGTGGTGATATCCATCAATAAACTCAGGCCAGACCATTTTAACAAAGTGCATAAAGCTATCTTTTGCCTTGGCTGCATCATCCTGCATCGCAATTGCTAATAAAAGCCTTAATTCTTCGTCCGAATACTTTTCAAATTTATTATTTTTTTGATCCATTGGGACTCCTACCCTCTTTATACTAAAAAAAAGGGGTATACCCTATAAAAAAGTGTTTCATATGAAAAATTGGTGGCTGAAAATTTGAAACATGGCCCTAGTGCTCTTCTCGCACAGATCACGGCCAATTTTAAGGGGCCCATTAACCGCGAAAAACCGCCATTTTTGATATGATCCACAGGTACCCTAAGCAATGTTACCGTTGCGCGTCACGGTAAACCGCCAAAAACGTTTTTGGCCCAGATTTGCGCGATTTCCAATGTACGATAATTGTAGTTATCGTACCTTATCCTGTTTTACCGCAGTTTTCCTCGCTTTTCGTGGGGCGCGAACCGTGAACTTTTTTTAAAAAACTAGATATAGTATCCCAACCTTCCCTCGTTGGCGGTTCGAGTACACCGTTTCGTGAGAGATCTAGCGATAACCTTCCCT